TGCTTGGCGAGGTCAACGATGTTCACGGCTCACCTCCCTACTAAAAAGGGATGTCGTCGTCCATGTCCTCCAGGCGGGCGGCAGGCTGAGGCCGACGCTGCGGAGGTGGCGCCTGACGCGAGGGCTGCGGAGCGGGAGCTCGACGCTGCGTCTGCTCTTCCTTCGGCTGCACGGACAGACTGAAATACTTCTGTCCTTCCAGCTTGGTGCCTTCGCGGCCAGTCTTGACCCAGGCCGACAGCCAGTATTCCTGGCCGTCGATGTTGATGCTGCCCCGGTAGTCGGGGTGCGTGTCTTTCTCCTTGCGATCGTTCTTCGCGAGGAGTCCGCTGTTGGAATTGTCGTAGGCCATGTGCTTCCTTCAGAATTTGAAGTGGGTATCGGAAAGGATCTTGATTGCGATCGGGGGTTGCTGCTTCTTCTCTCGGGGTGGCTCGACCTGGGCAACCACCCAGCACCAGAAGTCGGCCAATCGAACGTGGAGCCAGTCCCAGTATTCGCGGGAGCGGGCGACGCGCCTGATCTGCATCTGTTCCGGGGTCCAGTAGACGAAGTCCCACCACTCCCGGTTCGTGATCTCCATGAGCCCCTGCGCCTGCGCCATGTAGTACGGCGGGATCTCGGCCGGGATCTCCTTGGAGTAGGGGCACTTGATCTCGCCTCCGCCCTCCAGCCCGATCAGGAAGTCGGGTGAGCCACCGAGCCAGTCGTGCTCGGGGTGGACGATGAAGCCGGCCAGATCGACCTTGATCTCTTCCCAGTGCTCGTAGGCGGCAAGCGCCACGGGCTCTTGCTCCTCGCCCCAGCGGGTGGCGTCGTTGCCCTCGAAGGTCTCCAGGCCCATGATCCGGCGCCAGAGCTGCTGTCGCGACCCGGGCGCAAGTCCTGCTGCCTGTCCGAACTGCGAGGCCGTGAGCTTGCCTTCGCGGTCCTTGAACCACTGCTCGGTGCGCTGGTGCGGATTCATGCTTCCGCCTTCTCGCCCTCGGGCAGCGACTTCGACAGAGCCTGTGCGAACTCCTTGGTGACGTTCCTCTCGATCTCAGGCAGGGCGGCGAACACGCTGCGGAGCTTCTCTACCGTCTTGCAGGCGGACAGCTTCTCCTTCGCGGCCTGAATCTGTTCGGCGGTCAGCTTCGGCTCGACCTTCGGAGTCGGCTCTTCGTAGGGCAGGTCTTCCCCGGCGTAGATGTAGAGGCCCAGGCCGTGCAGCGCGATCGCCTTGGCGAGGCACCGCTGCATGGCGGTGTTGATCTGGAACGCATCGGGGTCAGGGATCGGCTTGTTGCGGTGATCCATGACCGGCAGTTGCGCGGTCATCGACTTGCCGCTGGCGGTGACGGTGCAGAACACCATCATCGTGCCGCCGCCGTAGACCTTGGGCTCGTCGTAGGACCACGTCGCATGCGGGTCCACCCGCATCAGTTGATCTACTGCCCAGGCCCAGGACAGGTACGTCAGGTTCGACTTCTTCTCCGTCTTGTCGTTGACGTTGATCGAAGCAAACCGCAGGTACGCGCTATCGTCAGACACCTTGTTCTCCTCTCAAGGCCACCGGTTGTCGGTGGCGTTTCGCCAGTGTAAGTGGCGACTTGTGGAAAATCAAGGGCACTTGTGGCGACAGTGCAACGGAAACAAGGGATTGTGGTAAGTCGTTGAATAAAAAGCCCCGCGCACTGGCGGGGCTCGTCCTGGCATGTCCAGGTCATTTGCGTCGGTAGGTTCGATGCTCCGTCATCACGCCCAGGACCTGTGCGCCGGACTCCGAGCGCACCGTGGGCCAGTCATCGTTGAGGGGAACCAGGTCGAACAGATCTGTGCCATCCGCGTCTGTTCCTCGCGACCGGTACTTCCGAAAGGTGATTGCCTCACCGACCAGGGCGCACACAAAGTCGCCCGGTTCTGCTGCCTTGTCGGGGTCAATGACCACCCTGTCGCCGGCATTGAACACCGGCCTCATGCTTTCTCCTTCGATCTCAACTGCGAACGATCTATTGCCTACATCGCCGTCCGTCATTAGCTGCCTCCGCACTACACCCTTGTCTCCTTTCAGGAATCCGGGAATGTCCTCTGTCTTCAACAGCGGCACCCTTGAGACCGAAAGCTCCACACCTTCGAGCTCGATCCGAACCATCGGATCGTGCTTACCTCCGCGCCCGCTTTGCAGCCAGCCCGGGTTCACCCCCAGGATTTCCGCAATGCGTACCGCGTACCGCGACGAGTCAGCTCCGCCCTCGTGGGTGCAGATGTAGCTGATCGTCTGCTGCTTCACGCCCACAAGCCGCGCCAGTTCTGCTTGGCTCATGTCGCGTTCGTGCAAGACCTGCCTGATTCGTGATCCCAGGTTCGAGCGGGACATATCTTGACACCTCTTCCGCAAAAAAGTTACGCCCTGTTCATGTGTTTGTGGCGTCGTTGATGGGGAAACGGCTTTGAGCGTTCGCACATTTGCCCTATTACCCCGACAAGTTGCCACAAGCGTTGGAAAATCACAACACCTATGTTGCGCAAACTCAATTCCACAAGGAAACTTGAGCCTGCCGGGATAGGTGGTGGGTAGCTCCCGCCGCCGACAAGGGGTGAACTTCGCTCCCTTCATAGCCCCTTCCCGGCCCCTTCGGGGTTCGTCAGGGAGCGGGAATGAAGGAGCGCATGTACTACTACCCTTTCTACCTTCGCGACTACCTCGCGAAGACGAGGCATCTCAGCCTTATGGAGGACCTCGCGTATCGGCGTCTGCTCGATGCCTACTACACGCAAGAGGAGCCACTCCCGGCAGACCCCAATGCCTGTGCCCGCCTGATCTGCATGCGCGACTACGTCGCCGAGGTACAGGCGGTGCTGTCTGAGTTCTTCGACCTCACCGAAGCTGGCTACACGAACGAGCGTTGCGACGTTGAGCTCGACCGCTTCCGTGCCATGCGCAAAGGGGGGGCAGTGGGGGCGGCAAAGCGGTGGGCAAAGGGAGGGGATAGCCCCCCTACCGACCCCCCAATGCCAACTAAGAACCAGAAACCAAGAACAACAAAGAAACCCCCCCAACCCCCCGAGGGGGAGTTCGGGTTCGCTGAGTTCTGGTCGGCCTACCCGAAGAAGGATGCCAAGACTACGGCCCTTGCGTCCTGGCTCAAGCTGGCGCCGGACGACGAGCTCCGCGCCACGATCGTCGCGGCCGTCACCGCCAAGGCACAGACCCGTGATTGGCTGAAGGACGGCGGCCAGTACGTCCCGATGGCGTCGACCTACATCAACCAGCGCCGCTGGGAGGATCAGTCCGCACAGGGTGACGGCTTCTGGTCCGAGGTCGGGAAGGAGCCCTGGGCATGAGCAAGATCGAAGCGATCATCTCGCGCCTGTCCAAGGTCAAGGGCCGGCATGGTTCGTTCACGGCCTGCTGCCCTGCTCACGACGACCGTTCGCCTTCCCTGGCGGTGCGTGAGACCGACGACGGACGCATCTTGTTGCATTGCTTCGGCGGGTGCAGTGCGCAGTCTGTGCTTGACGCGATCGGCATGGACATGACCGACCTGTTCCCGGACCGGCCGCACGACGACTACACGCAGAAGCGTGGGCCTGAGCGGGTGAAGTTCTACGCCAGCGACCTCCTTCGCGTCATCGCGTTCGAGGCGACGGTGGTCATGGTCGCGGCCCGCGATCTGTCGAAGGGCCGCAAGTTGAGCGAGTCCGACATGCAGCGGCTGGAGTCCGCTTGGCAGCGCATTGACGCAGCAATGGGAGCATCAAATGGGAACGCTTAGCAGCATCGAGAAGACCGCCCTCAGCCTGGACGAGTTCAGGAAGACGCGGGTCAAGGAACAGTCTGTCGACTTCGAGGGCTACATGCAGGCCCGCGAGGAAGACCTCGGTCTCATCAAGGGGCCGACCGATTTCCGCGACGAGTTGCACAACGAGTTTCACGGCGACGCGGACATGGAGGGTTGCGCCCTTCCCTGGCCCCGCACCGAGGAGAAGTTCCGCCTGCGCCGCGGCGAGGTCACGATCTGGGCTGGGTTCAACGGCCACATGAAGTCGATGGTCACCGGCTACTGTGCGCTGGCGCTCATGGACCAGGGCGAGAAGGTCTGCATAGCCAGCTTCGAGATGAAGCCGAAGAAGACGCTGCGCCGCCTCGCGTCCCAGGCCATCGCCACCATCCGTCCGACGACCAAGTACATCGATCTGTTCCTCGACAGTCTGGTGGACAAGCTCTGGCTGTACGACCAGCAGGGCGAGACCTCACCGGAGCGGGTGCTCGGGGTCATCTACTACTGCGCCGAACAGCTCGGGGTCACGCACTTCGTGATCGACAGCCTGATGAAGGTGGTCGCCGACGAGGACGACTACAACGGCCAGAAGAAGTTCATCGCCCGCCTGTGTACCGCGGCCAAGGACCTGAACATCCACATCCACCTCGTCCACCACTCACGCAAGCGCGAGGACGAGCGCAGCCGCCCGGGTAAGCAGGACGCGAAGGGGACCGGTGCCATCGTCGACCAGACCGACAACTTCGTGACCGTGTTCAAGACGCCGAAGAAGCCGGAGGACGGCGACGACAAGCCGGACTTCTTCCTGTTCTGTGACAAGCAGCGCCACGGCTCATGGGAAGGGGCGATCCCTCTCTGGTTCGACGACAACAGCTTGCAGTTCCACGAGTCGAGCGGCGCCCGTCCTCGGCTGTGGATCAAGGACCCAGCATGACATTGCAGCGCCTCGCCCACCTCGCGAAGCTGACCGGCATCGCCGACCGTCTGTTGATCGACGACTGGCCCGAGCTCAAGCGATTCGCCGAGGCGGTCGCCGAGCTCGCCACGTTGGAGGAGCGCGAGGCGTGCGCGAAGGTGTGCGAAGACTTGGACTGGAGCCAAGAAAGTACATGGCAGGCAGCAACGCTTGATTGCGCCGCTGCCATCCGAGAAAGGGGAACCCGATGAAAGTCCAGATCGAGCTTGAGCTTCCAGAGGAAGAGAGCGACCTGCTGCTGATGATGGCGGCAAGTCGTCTGTTCTCGGCGCTGCACGAGATCAACCAGAAGCTGCGGTCCGTCCACAAGCACGGCGCAAATGCGGACGACGCGATCACCGAGTGCCGACAGATCGCAATGCAGGCGATGGAGGACCTGGAGTGACGGTCAAGCTGACATCGGACCGCGTTGCGGCGGTCGACCAGACGTACTTCTGGCGGACGATGGACACCTGTCCTCTGTC